AATTCTTCCTCAAATATTTTAGAACTCAATTCTTTTAACTGGTCAGATGTAAAATTTGTAGTATAGCTTAATTGTGTATTAAGTGTTGAAATACTTATATTTACAGCTACTATAGAAGCTTGAGTGGTATTAATTTCAGATTGTTTTGTGTTTATTTGAGATAATTTATTAGTTTGGTCAACAAATCTAGCATTATAAGTAGCGTTATTACTTGTAAACTGATTCTTCAAAATATCTAAATCATCTTCTATGATTTTTAATTCTGTCTGCAATGCGAATAATTGACTTTGTTGTGTTAATAAAGTATCTTGTAATCCATTAAGTGTTGTTAAATACCCACTGAATACACCTTCTTTAGACGCTTTAAGCACGTTATAAGCGTTCAAAGCGATAGTTAATCCAGTTGAGAAATAACCGTTGTCTATGAGCCATTGAAAATCATCTATATATAACTGACCAGTTGGGTTAGACCTAGCCATTGTAGTATTGTCTTTTCCATATACTCTAAGTCGAGTTGTTAAATCCTTCGCTTTATTACTAGTTAAAATACTCTTAAGAATATTCACATCTGATATTACGAGGTCAGTATCAACCCCGACTTCGTCATAAGCAAATATAGATATCGTATTATTTATATTATCAACTGTAATAAAACAATTAAACTGTTCCATTACATCGTCAAATACTTCTGTAAATGAACTTGAAGAATAATCAAAAATCCTAGTGTCTAATAGCAATGAGGGACTAATATATCCAATACCCCAACTACCATACAGCAAAGAAAACATATGATTAAATAATCCCGTTTGGTCTTCTGTTGTATATAATTTAGTGATTTCTGAATATGAACGCAATTTGCGTTTATTAAATGTTATTAAGTGACTAGAATTACATTGTAAAACTTTAGTAACTGTTCCATTTCTCGTCTTACTTTTACTATCATCATCCACAATAAAAAACTCTTCGTAAATTTTAGTAGTTTCACCGCCACCCTTTCCACTATAGATTTCTAATAGTATACTATCCAATGCTCTTGCGGTATCAAACCTATAATCTTTTTCTAAATCCCATCCCTCTTGATAGTAAGGCAATGAGAATGTCAATTCATTACTAATCACACCAAATTTAGACGCAAAATCAATTTCTATGTAATTTATTTCATCAATTGGAATCTTTTGAGAGTCACATAAAAATATTCTATACTCTACGGATTTGCTTTTCAAACTTATTCACCTCCATTCCTATCACATGTATAATGGGAATTGGCTTCTTATTTGCACAATCATTTTTTTATCAATGACTATCCTATTATCCCCATACACTAATTTAAACCAATTTTTATTTATCAACTTACTTATTCTTGGGTTTCCTGTACTTGAGACTATTCTTCTATCTTTGTTGTATGCTGTAAGACTTTCGTTTGCTGTAAGTCCAGTAAAGCCAAAAACTTCTCCACCATTACTTAAGTTCGTGAAAGTAAAACTTGTATTGTTATCTAATAAATCAACTGTGATTTGTGGTTCATAAATATATTCCCCATACTTTAAGTTCATTACATTAGATTTATTTGTTATAACAATTTCTGTAGGAGCTGTTAAATCTGATAAATCAAATGTTGCGATTTCAATATTTGAGAAAGCATTTGAAGATGACGTTCTTAAATGTGCCTCAATCCAACCTTGATATGTTCCATAAGTTATTACATTTAATTCCAAACAAATTACATAGAAAATTCGACCTATAAAATCACAACTTTCAAAAGAAACATATTTATCTTTTGCAAATACCATAGCTAAATCATATAAAGTGTCTGGTGTCATTCTATCTTCTAGTAGACAGAATTTTAAGTCAAATTCTAAGGGTTCCGTTTCCACCCCATAAAAGTAAGGCGCATTTCTCTTGTCTACTTTTTCTTCAACTATAGTTTTATTTCCCATTAATGGATAACTAATCTCCGCGTTTGTCCTAACTAAATAGCAACCGTTTATTCCGATATCGGATGATTTTACGCCATTTATAATAAAATCCATGCCTGTAAATGCCATGAGGATTCCTCCTTTTAGTTTAATAAATAGAGGTGAAAAGCCCTAAAATTCACAGTCTTTCCACCTCTACTTTTGTTGCTTCTAAAATCCCATAGTATACATTGTTTTTTCAATACTCTTACTTACCTTTTCAGCCATAGTATTCATTGTGCCTCTACTAGCGTCACCACTAATTGTTATATCGAATTTATTATTTATTTGAATAGGGGTCTTAACCTTATTTGACGGTGACACTTGAGGCAAATCTAGCTTAAATCCTTGTCTTCCAAATGCTGAAAAGTTTGGAAGATTCTTCACAAGACTTAATAGTTTCTTACCTTCTTGTGCATTAAATATTGTTTCTACCGAAGATGGATTCCCATGCATTTGAGCTAAACCTGTATAGTCATTTACCCCCCCATCTTTATAGTATCCTTTAATTTGGTCGTAAGTAAATGTATCTGACTCAATACTATAGTCTAACCTCATCTCAGCATTTTGCTTAGACGCTTCATCTTTCCTATTACCTTCTGTGTAATCTTTTTTATTCTGTTTGTAGACCGCAAAGTCATCAAACGACATTCCTTTATCTTTAAATGGATTATTCGTTTCTTTTTCTTTCGTTTGAGGCTTAGTATCGTTTAACTGTAAATTTGACATAATTAAACTGTTCATCTCAATAAAAGAATCTTTTGCCTCTCTTATTTTATCAGTAAAATTAGCTTTAATTATACTACCTAATAGGCTCATACCTTTTCCAAAAGTATTTTCAAAAGTCGTATACATTTCCGTTAATTCCAAAACGCTAGAATTTTCTATAACTAGCCTAGCTTCCGCATAAAGTTTATCGTCTTTTAACTTCTCATCTATTGCACTTTTTTTCTTTCTAGTTATATCTTCAACCGCTTTCAATTCGTCGTCTAAATTATTTTCACGAAGTTTCTTTTCACGGTCATATTGAAGTTCGGAAAGTGATTTTTTTTCTTCCTCTAAATCTTTATTTAAGTCTGAGACTTTTGAAATAGCTTCCATATCATTAGAATTTGCCGCAATTGAATATTCAGCAATATCAGTCTGTATTGCCATTATTTTAGCCGATTGTTCAGACTGTTTCTTTTGGTAATCTTCTTCTGAATATTGGTCGCTGAGTATGTCTTTCTTACCTTCAATAAAACTTTTAAAATCTTCAAGCTGGTCATCAAGCAACTCTTTTTCGGTCGCATAACGCTGTTTAATTATCTCAACTATCTTATCTTCAACCTCAGAAATACCGTCAAGTTTAGATTGATTAACTTCTTTTGCTAATTCGAGAGTGGTTTTAAAAGCCTCTTTTTGTTTTAGTAAAACTTCCTTCTGACCTTCTAAAATATCTTTACCATCTTGCTCTAACTCTAACCAGTCTTGACTTAATTGGACTCTAGAACCCTCTAGAGTAGCTAATTGTTCTATTAAAGCAACATTATCCCCACCTAAAGCAACCCTTTTTTCTAGTTTAACGATATCAGCATCCATGTCTACAGCTAGATTATGTTTTTTTGCTTGGATAGCATCTATCATATCAAGCTGTTCTTGACTTAAATCAATCCCTTCTAGCTCAGCCTTAGTTTTAGACATTGCTAAACTACTTTCTAGCTTAGAAATAGCGTCTAGTTGGTGAAAATACTCTTTAAGAACATCCGCCTCTTTCTCTTTAGAAGTCTTACCTTTCGATTGTAGCGTAACACCGTAATCTGGGTCTCTTAACTTGTCTTCAAGAGAAGCGACAAAATCTAATGCTGTCCCATAGCTATAAAGGCTTTTTTCAATATCTGAAAAGTAAAAATCAGCCTCAGCATTATTCACCCCATAAGGCGACCTTATCCCAGCGGAAGCTTTTTTTGCGTCGTCAAGCGTCTTTATAGCACTTAACTCTATTCCATAAATACTCAAACGTTTCCCAAGCTCGGCTTTTGTGGAAGCTGTAATACCAGCTTGCGTTTCAACAGCAGTTACTTGCTCCTTAATCCTAGCTTGTCTCAATATTTCTAATGCATAACTTTCTATCGTGTATCCATCAGCGGTTTCGGAAATAGCCCCAGTTAAATCTGGATATTTAACAATTAAATCAGCTATCATATCCGATGAAAGCGACTCTCCTTTCGCTACAGTATCAAGAACATTGTTAAGACCTTTAAGTTCAGATGTGCCTTCTGAAAAAATCCCCGTTAATTCTTTCATGTTGCTCATGAACATTGGGAAAATAGAGGTGTTTGCTTTTGAGAGAGTTGAACTATCGCCATATATTGATTCCATTGTAAGATAGAAAGTATCTAATTCTGGCATTCCCTCTGTAAAGCTCTCAACTAATTTCATGATTGCCTTAGAAGTGGCATCGATACCCGCCGTATCGTTTTTTGAAACAAAACTCTTATATTTTTCAGAAAGGTCATCAAAGTCGGAAGAGTTCAATTCATCGGTAAATGTTTTTAATGCATCTCTTTGAGTAGCTATATCCTCAGGTTGAACAGAAAGCGCTTTAGCAAATTCGGAAGCAAACGCTCTAGCGCCGTCGGATACTTTTGCACCACTTGATTCCAATAGCTTTATTGTGCTAGTGGCGTCGTTCTGCAAGAGCTGTTGACGGTCCGCCGTTCCAGCAATAATTGCATTATTCACATCAGTCAATGCCGTTTGAAAATCATCCTTGTAACTGTTAGCATTCTGTATATATTGTTTGATTAAATTAGCGCCATTTTCGGCATTAGCGTCTACAACTACGGACCCATATACACCGCCAACGGTAAAGCTTCCCTTGTTTTGTAGTGTTGACTCGTAATCATCAATTTTTTTCTGTTCTTCTAATAATTGATTTTTTAGTCTTATTCGTTTTGCAATATTATCTTCAAGGTCAGAAACTTGGTCAATATCCATTGACTTAACAGCTGTTTCCAACTTCGCCTGTTCTGCTACTAATTCGTCTTCAAGCGCTTTAGTTCTAAGTTTAATTAGTACGATAGAATCCGAATAAGCTTGACCCTCTGCGTCGATACCAGTTATAGAGACATCGTATTGAGTAACAAGTTCTTTTTGAATCTCAAGAAGTCTAATTTTTTCGTCCGCGGTAGCGGTCAAATTCTTTTGCTTTGTTTTTAACCTGTCATATTCATAAGAGAGTTTAATCAACTCGTCCTTTTCTTCGGATAAGGAAGCGATAGTCTGATTAGTGGCTTCTATAAATTTTTTAGTTTCCTCAGTTGCTCTCTTACTAGCAGTAGCTATATGTATAATACCTTTACCGATTAAAATCAAACCTAAAACAACCGCTACAGGAGCCAAGGTAGACAAAGCGGTAGTTAATCCCAATGTTGCCGCCGTAGATGCTGTTGCGCCCCATATGTATTGAGCGAAAATAATAATTGCCCCTTTAAATGCAACGCCTAACATTCCCTTAGCGCCTAAAATTCCCACCGTTATCAAAGCTACAGTGTTTAAAGCCCCTAGTGCGTCGACAAATTTTAAAACCCCAGTTCCTAAGTCTAGTATAATCTTAATACTTTCAGAATTAATTGCATTTGTCCATAAATCTTGAAGTGCTTTTTTAAACATTTCAAATTTACCTGTAATACTATCTAAATACTTTTCGTTTTCTTTTAATGCTGACCCTTGAGAATTTAGTGCCGTTGTTGCTGATTTTTGTGCTGTTGCAAAGTTTCCTAAGATTGAATTAAATACCGCTATCTGTCGTTTGCCCGCTGATAATTCCCCTAAATACTGTCTTGTTTCGTCACTTAAGGTTGGCATAACCACACTTAGGTCTTGCATTATGTCATAAATATTTCTTAAACTTCCGTCCGCATTTTGTACATCCACCCCAGCCATCGACTTAAAAGCACCTTGTAAAGTTGAGGCTAGTCCATCTATTTCCTCACCTGATTCACTTATACCCCTTAATCGTTGTGCGATTACTATAAGTCCACTAGATACTTTCTCGGTATTTTGGATTACTTCGATACCCGCTGTTAATAGTCCTAAAGTTTGTTCGAAAGTATCGTTACTGTCTTTATAAACAGAAGAAACACGTCTAATACCATCCGCTAAAGCATCCGTACTGACCGCAAAGTTATTCGATACCTCGTTTAAAGCGTCAACAATATGGGTAGATTGAGAAGCTTCCATCCTAAAGCCTTTTAACGTAGCAATCAAAGCGTCTGCTGATTCTGTTGCGGTATCAATTCCATCCGCAACATTTGTTAATATCAAGGCACTTTGAGCCAAATCTAATGCTTGGACAACTGTATACCCCATTTTAGCAAATTGAGCTGTTGCTCTTATTACTTCTGACGTTGTTTGACCTACTACTGTGCCTGTTTCTTGTGCTTGTATATTAAACGCTTCCAAACCACTAGAAGACAAATCGCTAACTTTTCTTAGTTCTAGCATAGCGTCATCTAACTCTTTTACCGCACCAATACCATCTTTAATTTGCTGTACAGCACCAAAGAATATAGATGTAACCCCAATCCAAACTGAGAACGACTTAAAAGCGGTTTTAAACATTTCCCCCATACCAAGCGAAGACTTACCTGTACCTTTCGCTACTTTTGAAACATTATTTAATTCGTCTCTAAGTCTTTTAGCCGTAGCAATAGTTTTATTCATTTGTTCTGGGGACTGTCCTTGAACTATATTTAGTTTTCGTATTGACCCCATTAAAGTTTTTACTTTTGCATGATGTGCGTCAGAAGCTTTTCCATATTTTCTAGTTACATTAGCTGCCGCCTCTGTACTTCCTTTTAATTTAATTAACTCCTCATTAAGCTTTGAATATTGAAGTCGTAGTTTAACAGGGTCTTCCCCCATTTTTGTTGTTACAGTTTTAACAGGGGCGGTTAACGCCCCATTTCCTAATATCCTTTGTGATAAAGTATATCTTTTTTCGTCAAGCCCTATTATTACTCTTTTTTTCTTTGCTAATTCCCCATTTACAGAAACTTCTTGCCTAGTTATGTCTACGCCTTTTATTTTTATCTTATCTATATCTCTATAGGTATTTTTCAAAGCGTTAGTCATTTCTTTAGCTTTTTTATCTTCCGCAATAATTACTCTCAAGTCTAATTTTTTCGTAACTTTTATACTATCTAATTGTGCTTTTATTCTTGCTCTCGTTGTTTTTGTATCAATACCCATTGTAATAGTATTAACATTATTCAATTTCATAGCTTTAAGTTGGTCATTAATATGTTTTTTTGTTTCTTTACTTAATTGTCCAGATATATTTATATTAAAATCATAAGCCATTGTATTTTAACCCCCTTTCTTCAAAAATGTTAAACGATATTAAGTCCCCCCCTACCTTGTAAAAGTTTTCTTATACTTTCGTAATAATATCCACTACTTAATTCGGTTGTAAAATTCTCAAAGAAGGGTCTAGGCATCTCCATTTGAAATATTAAAGAGTTTTGCCAATCGTAGCCTATTCCAGTTTCGATTCCAGTTAGAATATTTGCGTCATGAGAATCATTTGAAACCACCGTACCTTTTGCATGAGGATTTTTATTAATATTCCATTTCAACTCATACGTTCTCTCATAATCCGAACCTTCTGGGGATGGATTGTAACCCCCTCTTACCTTATCGTAAGCTTGGTAAACATCTTGGTCTATATGCCTTTGTTCATTTAAAATTATAAACCTAGCAATTTCATTTTGTATAATCATTACCAACCTATGTTCAACTTGTGCTTCTAACTCCACATAAGAATTTGATACTATTTTACCCATTTATCCACCCCCATTTTGCTTATATTCAACTCTTACTTACCTAAATTAACCATGTCTTTAATTGTTTTGAAATTTTCTAATTTGTCAATTTCTTTAACTGTTTTTAGCATTTCTTTAAAATCTTTAGGACTCAAAGAGCTCAAGCTGTTCAACAGATTGCTAACTGCAACACCAATGCTATGAGAGTTATCATATTGCTCCGTTTTCTCGCGGATTTTTTGGTTAGTTAAATGCTGTAAATATTCTATTTCAGATTTATTTTCTACAAGCAAAGCATTATATAAACCACTACTCATTAAGATGTCATATATTCCGTTTAAATCATCTTCTTTAACATCATCTATTGTTAATTGTGGCAAAGTTAAATTAGTAAAATAAGTTCTAGCAATCACATATTTCTCTACCAATTCATATATCATTGTGTCCAAAGTACCACTTAAAGTATCGAACGTATTGTCCACAATAAACTCCACAACTTCTTTCTTTTCTTCAAAGGTTAGATATTTCTTATATTCCACTGTAATACCGTTAAACTCCATAGTACCTAAACTTTTTGACTCATCCAAGCTTTTAAAGCTTGAAACTAGTAATTTTTTCATAATTTGTTGCTCCTTTTCGATTTAAATGAATATTTTGAATAATTCTTGCAAAAACATATAAAAGCGGACAAAAACATATGAAAATACACGTTTTTGCAAGAAAGTTGTTTTTTAAGCTGTTTTATAGTATTTTTACTAAAAACCATTTTATTAGGTGGCGATTTCCCAATAGGCATAGGGATATTTTTCGTCATTTTTCTAATAAAATGTGTCTTTTATTAGAACGAGTATTAATCTACAAATGCCTCGTCTGCGTCGTCAGAGTCGTCTCTTATCACGTATATTTGAGTAGTGGCGGAGCTACGATGCCCCAACAAGCTTTTTGCCGCCTCTAAACTTCTTCCACTATGCACAACTAAATTTGTTGCTCTAGATTCTCTAAATAAATGACAATGTACTCTTCTTCCTATTATTTTTGTGAAAAGTGTACTTGCCCAATAGTTAAATGACGTTTTGTCTCGCTGTACCATTTTACCGTCACTCATTTTCGCAAACACATAAAGACAATTATCTTCCCCTCTAATTTCTAACCATTTTAATATTGCGTCCATAGCTTCTTGGTCAAATTGCAACTTTCTAATCACCCCAAGTTTAGACTTGCCTTTACATCGTATACTATGGGTTTTATATGTACTAATTTCCATTTCTGACGTATTCCCCGCCTCGTCCTTTACTTTTACCGTTTTATCAACTGACTCATAATCAACTACTTCTTTTAAAAGTTGAATTGACTCCGCTCTTCTACACCCTGTCGAATATGTAAACTTAACATAGGCAAGTTTTTCCCATTCTTCTAACCTCTCTAATTCGTCACAAAGATAAATATATTCTTTTGGATTTAAAGGTGCTTTATCATAAACTTCACCCAATGTAGGTACTTTAATACCTTTAGTCACAAAGTTTTTAAAAGTAGGATAGTTTGACTCATAGTATAAAAGAATGTAATTATTTAAAGTACTTACGCAAGAGCGTTTAAATCGAATTGCACTTTCCCCCAAACCTTGATTATATAACCAACTCTGATATTTTTTATAGTCCATAGTCTTAATATCTATAATAGACTTATTGCTACAATTTTCTCTTATCCAATTTATCCATATTTTAATACCCGATTTATATTGAGGTTTAGTTTCGTCCGACAATTCGTCACTCATATTAATAAATTCGTCAGCCATCTCTTTATTAAATTTATTACATAATACCCACATTTCTTCGGTTACTTTTTCTAGTTTTTTAGCCATGTAAGACACCTCCGTTTTCAAACTTCGCCTTTTTATAATAAATTACCTTTCGTTTCTCATCCAAATGCTTTTATATTTTAAATATTCTTCATCGACTATAAATTTAATATACACAAATTTACGCACTCTTCCACCCTTTATATTTTGTGTCTTTAGACCAATATCACAATATTTCAAACCTAACCCTAAATACCAATTTATTTGTTCTATATTTAGAATCTTTTCAAATACTGTGTTTTCACCAATATTAATATGATTTTTTTTATCCTTATCAAAGACCACAACTACCATACCATTTTCCAAGCCAACACAGTCTACCGAATATCCGTTTTCCACATATTCTTTTGCTTTGTAAACGTCAAAAACTCTTTCATACACTTAATATTCACCACCTATTCTTTATTTATTACTTTGAGATTTTAAAACTTTAGATTAATTAGAAAATAGTAAGTTATCACCTATTACCTATTACTATATAAATATAATAATACAATAATATAACTACAACTAACTATTGTTTAAATGATTAAGATAAAAGAAACTATGTTAATAGTTTAACACAAATGCGTTAAAGAACGCTTGTGTTTGACGATAGGTTTAGTTTTTTTCATATTAAACTAAAATTTTAATTCCACATCGTAATTTTCAAATAAAATATAGGCTAAATATAATTAAAGAATTATTCTAACCTATATCTTTTTATTGTTTATATCCTAGTAAAAAATCTATTTAAAAAAGCCACTTAAAGCTAATGTCCCTAACGAACTTAGAACAAGCATTAAAAAACCTATAATAGAATTTTTAAGTAATTTATTTATATTAATACTATTATCTTCATACTGTATATTCTGTCTTTGTTCAACGTCACCAACTCTACGTTTTATCTCGGATGTTTCGCCATTCAAGTGAGTTAGGTTTTTATTAATACTATCTATAGCGGTTGTTAATTTATCATCTTTTGTTTCTCTTTTTCTGCCGTCCGAAATTAAATTCTCAACAAAAATTTTCAATGTAAGAACTATCTCTTTAATATCTTTCACGTCTTCAAACTGAACCTCTAAAGAACGCAACCTTATATCGCAACCCTCTCTCATCTCACGATTTTCAACCATTTACCTACTCCCCCTTATTACAGACCTACTTTCCAATCTCATTATATTTGCAAAACATAAAGTTTTCTGTATGTTTGTATTTTTTTATTGTGGGACAATATCTTTGACAACAACAGTACCCCTTCAATGCTTTGCAAAATAAAGGAGATGCCCCATCTATATTTAAAATGTTTGTACAAAATTCTTGTTTTTCCATAATATAAATTAATTAGAGAAGTTAATTCAATAACTTCTCTAATTAAACTCCTTTGTGTTTTATGTATTATAAATTGAAAACTAAGATTACGCTACTGTTACCGTTAACGTATCTTTTAAAGTTGGGGTTGAGGTTAAGGTCGCTGTAACAATACTTGGACCGACTGCGACCCCTGTCACTAATCCCGCTGAGGTTATTGTTGCTTTAGCTGGTGTCGCACTCACAAATGTAATTAAGGATTTATCAATTAAAATTGGTGCGTAAAGTCCAGTTCTATAACCATATACTTTCAACGTCTTGGTTCCTGCTACCGCTAAACTAAAATCAGAGCTATCAATAGCAATAAAATCGTAAGTGTTATTCGCAATTGTTTTTACAACCTTAACGAATGCATATACACCCTCACTTTCACATCCAACCACATTAGCGGATAGTGCTTTACCTTCAAGCTTACTAGAAGTAACGCCATCAGAAGTAAACCCTAAATCAAATTTACCAGACACTTGATATCTAGGAATTGTAATTTCTACACTACCAATCAATCCACTTTGGTCGAATAATTTTGTTTTCATTACTAAAGTAATAATTGCTGGGGCACTTCCCGCGTCAATTGTTACTTTTTCTACTGTACTATTATATTGATATGTAACACAAACTATATCCCCAATAACCCCACCCACTACAGTGAAATTACTTCCAGAAAAGGCTAAGGTTACCGTTACACCGTCTTTCTTTTTAACAAAAACATTAGCACCAACAGGGACACTTGCCACTTCACCAACCCCACTAGCCCCCAAAACAACTGTTTCATCAAACTTGTAAACCGCGTCCAAACCTGAGAAAATTGAACTACCAACATTAAGTGCAACATAGTTTAAATTAAACTGTGCATCAGTCAAAGTTGCGGTAAGCTCTCTTGTGTGGAAATAAGTAAATTGAAGTTGGTTACCAAAGCCACCGTTCACATCCTTACTAGCCATTGTAACCGCTAGGGAACTGTCGATTAATGTAGACGATTTACCAATATAAGACCCATCAACTGGATTAGTCATTAATACTTCTGCTACACTAACTAAAAATTGTTTATTATCAGCCATTTTTATTCCTCCTATTGAAATTAAATTTACTATTTTATTTTACTTACTATATAAAACAATGGAATTTAAAGTCCATTTGCTTCCTCTACCGTACTTGCCGCACTTACATTGCCAATTTTTTCAAATATCGTACTTGCCTCAACCATAACGTCAGCATATTTACTTCTTTTCTCTACTGCGTTTAACCAATGTGGAATGTCTTCTTTAAATTCTACCATACCAGACATTGACGCTGTACGTAAAATCTCATATTCTAATTTACCTGATATTTTTTGCATTCCTTTAGTAAACTTTCTTACAGACAGTTCCCATATTTTCTCATAAGGAAAGCCTGTAGAAATGTGATACGCTATAACCATGTCTTCTATTGAACCCATTCTATCATTTTTTTCAAGCTTGTCTTTAACTCTTAAAGCTTCTTCTAAAGCTTCTTTTAATTCTGGATGCATATACGTATCATCAATATCGATTTCATTCTGCAAACATATTATCTCTTTAATTTCGTCAAAATCAGCGGAAGTATATACTTCATCGTTCACTTTGAATTGTAGCTTATTTACTTCTCTGTCCACAAAAAAATCAAAAGGCTGTTCTCTCAAAACAACTTGGAGCAACCAAAGCAACATAAGCCATGCACTTTTATTTTCTTCTGATTGACTTGAAAAATGAAATAAAAACTCAAGATAAGACATTTTTATATATGCTACGTCTGGGCTTTGATTCTTTTCCATCAATAAACAATTTACGCAAGTATTGAAAGTGAAATAGTCCACCATTCTTGGTGCGTAAATATCAAAACCTTTTTTAACTACTTCTTGAGTTTCGGTATTTATTTTTTGTCCATATGGAATAGGAAGGTCGTAGAGTAAATAAGAGTCATATAACCCATTATCAATCAACACAACACCCCCCTAAACCCATATACCTAAACATGTACACTCATTATAAGCGTATAACCTATATATGAGATATTATTATATAAATTCAACCTAGCCATGTCGTAAGAAGAACCCATTTTATTAAAAAATAGATTCCCAACAGCGGAAATCTCAGCGTCATTGAGTGTTTTTATAATCTCTTGTAACAATGTTAGTATCCTTGTAGAATAGTTATCAAGAGGATTTATATCGCCATGAGTTAAAATTTCTATTGCGAAATCCACAAGTCCGTTAGTAGAATTGGTTGGATGTATTGTTAAAGGATAAATCCTTAATTGAGCACATTCCGAACTGAAAGCATTACTTATAAAAGGTTGAAAAAATATTCTAAAATTCGCTGAGTCAGACTCACCTTTCCAAACCATTGCGGTTTTTTGCTCTTTTGTTAAATTAGGCTTTAAGGGACTCAAAGCATCTGGTGTTGTATAGTATAGCAATTTCCAAATATCTTCGTTTTCATTTAACAAATGAGTAAAAATATTATACGGTAATTGTTTTATTGACTCATAATCATTATAATTACCCACTTAGAATCACCTCATTTTAATTTTAATATTGACCAAGCATCTTAATAAACATTTCTGTATCGACTAACGTAATATCATTCACACAATTAACTTTTATAGGTATATAATTAAAACCGCCTAAATTAGTTATTGTAAAATTATTACCGTCTTCAACCGTAAAACTATATTCAGAAGCGTCTAGTCCACTAAAGTTAAAAGTAAATGTATCAGACTGAACAGTACCACTTATATATTTATAAACGTTGAAGATTTTACTAGAATTTTCCAAAACACCATTATTAATTGGTTGTATTTTAACACCGTCAATTTCAGTAACTACATCTGGAACATCCGCAACATTATTTTCAGTATCATCGTCTGAACCCTCTGCTACCTTATCAAAGAACAATGTTAACATACCTTCATTAGTAAAGTTGTTAATCGCTGTAAGTTTAAAAGCTTGACTTCCAAAAAGAAATTTGGTGTTCTTTTTTATTTTACTAGTATCTTCTTTTACTTGAACTAATACAACAATATTTCCACTATCTACTATAATTGTCTTACTAAAATCGAAATTTGTATAAGTAAAACTATCTAATATTATACAATTGTACTGTTTTAAAACTAAACTTTCGTTATACCACTTTAAAACACTATTAGACCTGTACATTTGAGCGGACTTATAAGCGTCCCCCACTATATCTATTTTAGATATTACAAACCAATCTTCCGAATACCAATTTACACACGAACCTCTTTTTAATACAGAGTCCATCGGTACATGTATCTTTTTATCCTCTTTTTTTTCATTTAAAGGATTAGTATGAAACTGAATTAAAACTCGTTCTTCGATACCATCAATATCAACACTATAACCTTCCGCACTTCCGTATCTTCTTAGATTAAAGTTCTCTTGCACAGAAAGTATTGTTTCCTCTCTTGTATAGTAATTTGGCGTTATGTAATTTATGCTGTTTTCCAACACCCACTCTTTTCTAGTATTCATTAAAACGACTCACTAACTGTAGTTGGTAGTCTTTTTATGAAATTAGAAATATCAAGTATTTCATGTCTTAAATTAGGATAGTCTTTTAAGGAAACGCCAAATTCCCTTTCTATTGTAGACATAAGACTATTAATTTTCAAATATTCTTTTTCACAAGCATACTCTAGACTAGTTTCTTTTTCGGGTGTTTTTATTAGTACTGTGTTTTTCATTTTATCACCCCTTATATACATAAAATTCTTGTCTAAATTCATAAATTTCATTTCTTAAATCCGCTAGTCCTTTTACTAAAACGTTATATTGAGAAAGATTGTCGGGAAGCTTATTAAAATCTTTAGTCCCCATATGCTGTTTAATTCTTTCGATACTAGAAAATTCCTTGCGTTTTTCTTCTAAATACATGTTTAAAGCTATTAATTCGATAGAATCTTGTTTTACAACGTTTTTGAACTCACCGTCGTAATTTGTGCCGATTAATAGCGTAATTGCTGTATTATCTGTATCAACGAAGTTTCCTATTATCGTGCTTATGCCGTTTTTCGTAATAGTGGCGGTACTTTTCGCTACCTTCACGTCCCACTCATTTTCTAATAAAAGAGCGATTTTATTAAGTATTTCTAACACCGTATCTGTTACTAATACTTCCACTACATAATTAGTACCATTTAAACCTATTTCGATACTTCCATCTATTTTAGGGACATCTAAAATTGAAAATACAACATTATTAGTAAATGTAGTATATTCTAAATCTTCTGGTACAGTCTTATAAGATTTGCTTATTCCAGTTTTTAAAAATTGAAAAACTTGACTCTCTTTCTCTGTATAGTCTTTCCCAGATTTTATAAGAAAAGCATCGTAAACTTCACTTAAAGAGGTAACCGCCATCTTAGTGTCCTCCTTTTTTCATTATTATATTTTATATCCAGTATACTCTTCTAGAAAACTTACCTTATCATATTCGTTTATTTTGTTCTTTCTAGCATATGTAATCATTTTAGATTTTTCTTGATTACTTACTACGTTTTCTTCTAAATGCTTCACGAAAACATCAAAGCCTTTATAATCTAAAATTCTTTTGCATTTACAGTCGTTCAAAATTAATTGTTCTCTTTTGTCTTCTTTATTGTCAAAATTTAACTCTTCTCTAAAATCCGCATTTTCAATATAAACTCTAGCATGAGAACCCATTCCGTCGGTACCGCAAAAAAACACATTTCCATTTTGCACTTGTACTTCTATCTCGGCATTACTTATATATACTGTGGAATTGGCTTTTAAGGTTTCGTCACCTATGCTATTCAATCTTTTCCAACTAACCGCCCAATCCGCTAAGTTTTTAACTTTACTTCTACCTGCCATCATGTCTATTGCCATTTTATATATCCTCCTATTAATTTACCTTTATTTTAGTTTTTTTTAAAAAAACAAGTTAGGCAAATACTTGAATTTACCTAACTTTATTATAGACTAACTATGCGTCTAACGATGGGTCGTTAATATAGCCAACCATAGGGATATACTCGGGAATTACATAATTACCAAACTCCAAATCGTAACGAGTCACTTCCGCACGTAAATTGATATCTGTAGCTGTCATACTAGTAATACCAGACTTAATGCCAATTTGAAGTGGGCTATAAACACCTTGTGGGACTATCCATAAATCTGATTCTGGAAGTACAGAAGAATAGAAGTTTTCCGCAACATTCAAATCAGTTAAATTATAGCTGTTAGGTAATTCAATTACTGGTGAACCATTATAAAGCTTAAGTAATCCAGTTTTCATTACTTCATCCATAACTGCTTGAGAGAATCTGAACTCAGTTCCACCAGTGTTAATTGGGAAATAAGCTAAATCACCTAACATACTAATAGCACTATAATCACCTAAGATAGAAACAACACCATTTTGACTAAATCTCCTAGCTAATTTCTTAACTGTGTCAACATTAGTTTTAGTGATACCTTCCGCATAATTTCTTAAAGTAGTAGCGTTTGTAATAGCGGTTCTTAAAGCATTAAGGTTAGATAATACCATTTTATTAATCATATCAGTAATAACTTGCTCATTAGCAACAGCCATACCATCAGTAGCACCACTTGCCAATTCTCTATAATCTACAATAACACCACCAGTAGCGGTTTTAGTTTCCATGATACCAGTTCTTTTCTTTACAGTAGGGAATACAAAAGAACCACTAGAAGCTTGCTCTCTAGATTTTTCACCTTGTAATTGATATACTTCGTATCTTAATTCTTCATTCATTCCAACTCTATTAACATTCCCCATTGCTTCATTAATTGACAATCTTTTTTCCAATGGTTGTTTGATTGTAATAGTTCTAACAGCATTAAGCTCCGCTTTAGCTTGAAGATTACCTTCGTTAGCGGATTTAGCTAAATTTTTCATGCTTTCCATTACCGTATCAACTTTCTTGCCATACTTAGAAACGTCTTTTCCGTAAACGATATCTGTAAAAATCTCTACTTCTTGTGTGGCTCTTCCGTTTTTAACTTTATCATTTACTTGTCTGTTTATTTCAACTTGTTCCGCGCTTTCGTTCAAGTTATCACCATTTAAATTAAAACTCATAATTATTTCCTCCTGTTATATTATCTGTTAATTAATTGAAGCGATTCTAGCAACGTAACCGCCTAAGACAGTTCCACCGTTAGCATCAATTGTAAAAGTTCCAAAAGTTGTTTTCTTAGTAACTACTAAATAAACTTCATAACCAGTAACATCAGTTACAGCTTTCCACAACATAGTGTCAGTTGTATCAATAGTAGTTCTAGGAACTAAAAACTTACCTTCTGTAACAGTACCAAAAGCGTCTGTAACTAAGTCGGCGGATAAGTCAACCTCTTGACCAACAAAATCTTTCAATCTAAATGCTCTGATATACTGTCCAACTTTTACGTTGTAGTCCTCGGTGTTTAAAATTTCTGGTTTATCAATAATATTGTACATAACATAAATATCGCCAGCTTGAGCCTCTGAAACCGTTGCGTGAACTGTTGCGGAATCCCCTACTAACTTAAACTGATTACCGTTTTGAGTTACCTCTGTAGCAATTACGTTAGGCTTATTGTAGCCATTAATGAAATTCGAATCGTGAAATTTAAATAAACTCATAATATATCCTCCTATTGTTTAACTTGTTATTTTGATTAATTATTGAAAAAAGTTGGGAGTTTCCCATCTTTAATTTCCTTTACTTCTTTTTCTTTAATAGAAATGAAATTAGTGATAAGAGAATTAGTTTCTACTTCTAGTTCTTCTTCTTCTTCTTTAACAGTTTTCTTCATTTCTTTAATTTTCTTAACACATAACTCTGCTTCCGCATTTCTCAATCCTTCAAAGTCACATTTCTCAACGTATTCTTTCAAAGTTTCAACTTCTTCGTCAGCAAATCCATTAGTTTTAATATCATTCTCAAAATAAGCGTTGATTTCAACTGTTTTAGCTTCTAATTCAGACGCTTCTTTCTCAGTTTCAATTCCTGCTTTTAAAGTTTTTAATTCGTTAGATTCTACCTCTAACACTTCAACTTTTGCGGTAGATTCTTCTAAAGCTTTATTTGCATTTACTACAGCTTCATTCGAGTCATTCAACTTAGTTTGTAACTCAACTAATTGTTTCCCTAAATCAGTAATTGTGTTTGAATTTTCTTCAATTTTTTGATTAAGCTCTAAAATTTTTTCTTCCATCTTCTTCTTGACCTCCTTATTAGTATCGTTGGTATTATCGGCGGAATTTACAATATATTCTTTTATAAGTTCCGCATTTATTTCTACTTCTGTTTCACCTTCTATAGCAACCCATTCTTCTTCAACTTTTACAATCTCGCCTAACGTGAGTATGTTGTTTTCTAAAGTGTAGGTAGTCATATGATATTCAGCTAAATCACAGCAACTCCATTCTCTCATAATTACTCTACCACTAGCGGGATAAAATCTGTGTATATAGTATTCATAACAACCTTCATAATCAGATTTTGCTCTATTGAATGCTTTTGTTATTAACATAGCTATATCATCGTGTGAAAGTTCATTTAACTCAATAGTCTGTGCTTGTTTTGTCTTACTCTTCGCCAAATCATTGTCCTCCTTTTCTGAAATATTTAAGTCTAAATCCTTCTCTAATTCTTTATATTCAACGTCTTCTTTTAAAGTGTTCAACTCAAAAATTTGACTAGAATTATCCGATGGGGTTGCTATATATAATATAGCTAACCCACTAAAAGAAAACTCAACTGGAACCCTGTCCATTTTTAAAGTCCCATCCGAATTCTTATTGCCGTCTAAGTATTTGATGGTTTTACCGCCGTTTTTACCATTGATTTCAACACTACCAAAAATTGTATTTCCTTCTTCCTTTTGAGATTTTAAAAAATCAATTAAAGGTTGATTTCTCTGTGTGAATAAATATCCTTCTGTCATTAATACTTTTTTAGAAACACCATCTATATCAATATCAGTAACATATGCTTCCATTATTGTTCCAACAGTTTCGCCCGTAAAAACAACATTTCCGTCTTCCGTATAAGATTGTGTCCCATGTCCAGAAGGAATTCCTTCTTCTTTAGTATATAACCAATCCACCACATAAGGGGCACCAATAATGGTATCTTTATTCTTCTCCACATACTCCTCTAACCAACAAATCCCATTGCTGTTTGCGGTTTCTAAGCTTTGGTATCCGACAACTTTATTGCTAGACATCTTTATTTTTACTCGCCCAGCCATTTTATCTTCGGGCATTTCACAAATTTCAACCATCCCATCCGAAGATTTAAAAAGTATATTATCCATAATTTCCCCCTCCCATTTTATGTAATAAGTTAATTATTCCTTAGTTACTTTTTTCTCATTACTTTTTAAATTCCTTGCTGTTGCTCCTGCTGGCTTTAAATCAGCTTCTTTAATAGGTTTTCTTCCACCTAGATTACTCTCAGGGTTTGATTTATCAGCACTATCAGAACTTGTATAAGAAGTAATATGAGGAGGATATTTTTCATCTAAACCGTCTTCAATTTCTTCATCAAGACAACTTAAATAATCGTCTACATCGAATCCTGCTGACGCTATCATAAACTTTCTACTTCCACCAGCTAAAGTAAATAATTCTTTAGCCTTGTCATATACGCTATCTTTGTTCAACCAAGAAACAGGCAAATATTTTAATACGATATAATCTTTTGGTTGTATAGATATTGCTTGATTTAATACTCTTGTCATTTCAACCGCGGTTTCATTGACACATTCAAATATTTGAGAAGAAATTAAATCTATATTTACTTGTAAAGATGAATAAGAAGCCCCACCTTCACTAGAAGCATTCAAAGCACTTACCGCAAAACCTAAGTCGGTAGATATTTTTTTCATATTTTCGTCACTTAAACTATCTTTAAGCAAAGAAGAATCTTTAGAAAGTCTTTCAATTTTAGTAGATGGGGGTAAAGACAATGTTGAAATTTTAGCCCCCCCTACCGTATTTACCCTAACCGCATTTCTGAAAGCGTCTATTAACTCTCCTTGTTGGTCTTTATTTAAGCTACACGAACCTTTAGTCAGACCCTCTGGTAGTAATAACATATATATACTACTTGCCAACTCACTAATAAGCTTGTATTGTCCGTCCCCATATTCGGAATTCGCTTTCATATTTGCAAAAGCGGATAACCCTAAAGGTCTTCCATAAGGCTCATCTTCTTTTGCTTTAAATTTTAAAGCTATTGTTTTTTTAGGGTCTAATATAAACCATCTTTTACTAGCGTCTTTCTTATAGCTGTTATAAGCTTTCACAAATTCTTTAGGAAAGTTTTTTATTTCATTTAGTAACCCACTTGATTTGAATTGGTCAAAGTACATCATATCAAAAGCTGATACGGATATATTATTTTGAAAACCAACAATTTTACAATAATCTAAATCTAAAGGTTGAATCATGAAGTTATCCTCTAACGATAATCCCTCTATCCTATCTAAAAACTCATAACTTATAGCGGTAATATCTATGTTTTTATTAGAGGCAACTGTATCTCTTAATATACCAACATAAGTCCCATCAATAAATAGAGTTCTTAAAATGTCTCTTGTTGTTCTATCGTGATTTAACAACTCTAACATCAAGTTAAATTTTTTCTTTTTTTCCCTAAAAATCTTATCGTTATTTCTTAAAGTTGTTATTTTTGAAAGCAAAGGGATAGATACCATATAATCTATTGCATTTGCATAAATCCCTTGTTCATTATAAGCAAGTTCCGATATTTCTCTAAGAACTTCATTATAAACCATTGGATATTTTATGTAACTTTTTAAAGTTTCCATAGAAATTTCATTGCTGTATCCACTAGAAAAGAATGATATTGGTACTGTTGAATTTACCTCAACTTGATAACTTCCAACTTCTTGTTCTTGAATATCTTTTAAGTTTTCATTCAAAGCTTAATCCTCCTTTCTAAGAATACGAAAATATATAGTCATAATCCCCACCTGTATTTCCTTTTCTGTTTACTTCTTCTAGGTTATATATGTACGATAACCCATAAGCTAAACTTGTTGCTCTATCTCGTTTTTGTTTTGGGACTATTCTCTCATATACTATATTTAAATGTTCTGTTGATATTTGTTTTATATTGCTTAATTCTTGTAATAATAAATCGGTTTGAGCAAACATTGAATACTCTTCGACACTTAATATGTCTTTTTTATAGTCATCGTCAACTTCGGTTGATGGTAACAATAATCTTATATCAGCATGTTCAAAAGCTGATTTCATATAAGTATACATAGTGTTATTGCTTGCGTTTGTTGCTGTAATACCTCTTATCATTGGAATGGCATTCTTAATTATCAAAGCTTCTTCGTCAGTATCCAATACTAATGGTGGGTATTCAACTACTTGCCCATTAGTTTTATACTCCCAGCTTTCGTAAAAGAGAGATGGCACACTTTTGTTACGAGGAAAATCGTTACTTTTCCCCTTCTTGTAATTACTTACAAGGTCAGACTATATCATATTCTTGTGACTTAAAGTAATCACAAGAACCCTCGCACTTCCATTGCCAATAACTTGCAATGTACTCTACTCTCTTATTAATTAACACTTTAACTCTTTCTATTAATTAACGATTTCGATAGTCGTTGAACCTTCCTCTTTTAGAGGCTTGGATTCTGATTGTCCTTATATTTCCATAAATACCCTTTATGTTGCTTCAACTTTCCTTTGCAACATTTAGAAACAGACGAGGGGTCAAATCCTAACTCTTTTGTTTTAGATACACTTATAAAAGCATTAATAAAATTACCGTCTTTATCATATTGTAAAACTTGTTTACTATATTTTAAAATGGTTTCTTCACTAACAATTTTACCATATCTAGGATTTTTCTCACCTTTCATTCGATTGCTTCTTTTTAATTTTTCTTCTTCTGATATTGGGTTGTTTTTTAAATATTCAATTCTTGCAATACTCATTTTATCTTTTGACTCTTTAGAAAAAACCTTACCTTTATTAGCAATGCTAAGTTTTTCTCTAGTAGCCTCAGACTTAATGTGTTTCTTACCAGTATTTGCTATAGAGAGTTTTTGTCTTGTTTCTTCGCTAACCTCTCTGTTTTTGTTTGCAATAGAACATTTATTTTTAGACCCTTCTGACATTGTTAAGAATACATTACTTTCGGCTTTTATTCTAATATTATATCCCATTTCTTTAACATTACTCTCATAAAAGTCCATCCAATATTGCTCTTTTTCAACTAGTAAAGTTAAGTCATATACTAAATCTAAAATAGTAAACTCGAAGTTTTCTTCCTCATATTTATTAAATGAGTTCTGCAAATAAGCATTATAATGTGTGTTTTTTCTTAATTTAGTTAAGTGCTCATTTTTCCTTCTGTATAAGTTTACCGTACTTCCGATATAATTTTTATTATTAATTTTATTGGATATTTTGTATATGCCGACTTTACACGTATCATTAGCGTCTATTATCTTTCCAATATCGCTTTCTAAGTAAAATACCTCTTTATTTTTCTTACAAGTTTTACAAATTCCCGTAAAACCGTCTTTTTTAGATTTATCAGAAAAGAAATATTCATTTGTTATAGGGTATTCATTATTACATTTATTACATTTTTTACATTCCATATTTTATCACTTCTCTTTTTATTTAATATGGCACTATAAAAATATAAGGAGTTTCCAGAAGTTCACGAGGTTTTCATTAAATCATCACTGATTTACGCCACTATTTTTAATGGTTCTCCGTTCCCTCTCACATCTATTATAATTTTTATTGCATTTGGAAATTTCAAATGGTAAAGCTCTCTTAAGAAATCCTTTTGTCTTGGTAAAGACATCCCATTGTGAGTTTTTGTATAAACAACCTCTTTTATATATGTCCCATTTGACTTTAGTTTTAATTTTATAACGTGCGTACATGCATTATCAGAATCTTTTTTACCACTAATAGCTACGTCATGTACTATTATATATTCACTCTTTGAGTTTTTAGGTTGCTCTAATTCACAGCTCTCTAATACTCTACAAGGCTCGGTTAAATTATAAGGATAATAGCTTTCACCGTTTGACCCAACAAAAACCGCTCCGTATTCATAATCGAATTTTTCTTGTGTCATTGTAGGCTTCTCTAACTCACCTAAAATATCGTCTTCATTAAACAACTTAGCTTGAACCCCTACTTGATAAGGGAGCGCACAAGCATAATATTTATTTGAACCTTTTTTCATCTCATCGTAATGAGTTTTAAATCTTTTATATAAGTCAGAAGTTTTTAAGTATGCGGACGAAATATAAATTACTTTTCCCGCTTCCCACTGTTTATGATACAACGCCCATTGTCTAGGTGTTTTTGTCATAGGAATTAAAATTTCTTCTATTATATCGTCCTTAACTAATCTTGCTTCGTCTAGCATTAAACAATTAAAACGCCATGAACGAGCTGAGTCACCGCCCCTATCTTGACCTAATACTATCGCTCTAATTTCAGCGCCATTCTTAAACTCAACATAGCAATCGTCAGAACCCGTTCTTATAGGAAATACAATCTCTCTTGCTATATTTTCATTTTTAACTAATTCGCCTTTTATTTTTTGAATAATAACATTTCTAGCTTGTTGACCCTTCCCACTTGCGATTCCTAATTTAATTCCTGGATATAATATTGCCATACATATAAAGAATACCCCTGTCAAATATGACTTACCGATACCCCGACAAGCAATAAAAATCGAAAACTGATATCTTCCCATTGCTCTTAAAATGACTCTTTGGAAAGTATACAACTTCAATCCTAAAATGTCCACAGCAAACTCGTCTATATAATATCTATAATAAGCCATAAAATTAGACCACTCGTCCACATTAAAATTTTCGTCTCTTTGAGGATTGTTACTAAATTCATTATCAAAATCGTCATAACTTCCTTCTTTTATTCTTCTACTTTCAAAACTAAAATTCTCAGCCAAAATTACCCCTCCTAAACCGACTTTTCTATTACAGAAAAATATTCTATTATTTTATCATAGTCGTCTTTTTCTATAGGGGTATGTTGAGGAACCCATCTTTTAGCCTCTACCTTATCAAAAATTACACCATAAGACCCTAAGCCAACATCATTCAATCCTCTTTTATCTTCACTAAATTTAGCTGATTTTGATAAAGTATCAAAAATTTCTTTAATGTCTTTATATTGTTTTTCTGAACATTGTCTATTTAAATAATCTTCACTTGTTTTGTCCATAGCTAAACTTGCTTTTGCTATTTTCCTTGCATAGTCCATATGACTTTTAGTAATAATCTTGAAGTCCGCGTTTAAGTCTATAAGATAATTATCTAAATAATCTAAGTCTTCTTTTGTATAAGTACCTTTCCAAACTTCACTATATTCTTTTTCCAAAGCTCTTTTATTTTCTTCTTCTTTTACAGTTTTTTCTTTATGTGAAATTAATTCGTCACTAAATTCGTAAGTAGTCCCAAATTGAATATTGTTTTTTTCATTATTCTTTGCAACTGAACTTAATTTACTTTTATAAATTCCCATTATCATATTTGTTTTTCTGCCACTAATTTTACCTGACTCAATATGACTTTTTAAGCTAGTATATGATTTATAACTAAAACATAAATCTAAATACCTACATGTTTCTTTCATAATTTCCTCAGTTACGTCGTCGAATACGATTGTATCGCCATTTACTTCAAAATCTTCGCCAAAATATCTACGTACTCTATATATTTCGTCAAAAAGAACATTTGCACAATCATTGCAAATGTGCATATAACCGTTAAAATTTATTCTACTTTCACTTTTCCAAAACTTACCTAACGTTTTTACTGTTCCACATTTTACACATGGAAGTTCCAAAACCTCCACCTTAATCTCTATATCATTACCCTTTTTTACCGCCAATTAAAAAACACCTCCACTTAATTTACCTTGTAAAACAAAAACTTCCCTCGAAACATTCGTAATGAATGTTTTCAATACGATAAATAATAGTACAATATAATTATTTATTCTATTCAAAATATTCCATTAAAAAAGAAAAAGATAGTTTTTTCTTGTGTCTTGAACTACAAAATAAAACTACCTTTTTATTAGATTATTAACTATTTTACATACTCATTTTCTTATATCCTATCACATTTCCGTCTACAATATCTACATACAAAACACTTATAGTGTTAATATATTCTAATAACTCCCCACTAGGCTCAAACCATTCTCTATTATGTTTATATTTCGTAAATTTTATGTGTAGTTCTTTTTCTCTATTTAGACCACCAATTTCGGTTGCTAAAACAGTCAATTTACTTGAGTTTCCTGTTGCTAAACTATGTTTTCTTTTACTTAGGTCTTGTGTGTAGCCTATCTTTATATAACTACCGTCACTTACGAAGTATATCAAGCGACCCCAAGAATTGTTTTATTGTCTCAAAATCTCTTTTACCTACACATTTTTCACAGTTACAATCTTCTATATAATCTTCGTCCTCTTCATCTTCTAATTCATGAAAATCAGTCCAATCACAATTTTTGTAATCGTCTTCACAATTACTACATTCACAATCTTCACCCCAATCGTCTTCGTCTTCGTCTTCTAGGTTTAACTCGTCTTCAACGCAATCGTCAACATATGAAGCCAACAACCATCTCGCTTTCCCTAAGTCGTCATTTGAAACCGCTTCGTAAATTTCCATACATACTACATTTAACTCACTAATCATACTTTCCATAAACTCTTGAGATTCTAAATCTTTCATAAGTTATTTCCCCTTAATATTTTAATTTTTAAATTTTACTTCGTTTACATATTTCTTACCACAGTCTTTATGAACTGTAAACATTAATGCACCCGCATCAGACGATTTTTTTATTCTAGTGGAATAATCATTACCGCCCATCATTGACCTTACTTGAACCACTTCTTTCCCTCTAGCAACTTCGATTTCATTTTTACTATGTAAATGCCCAACAAGGAAATAATTAATTTTTATACCATAAGTCTCTTCATACTCTTGAATGCTATTTTTAATATTTTTCTCATCTTGACCATGTGCTGTTAAGAAATCATATCCCATTATATTGAAATAGTTTAATCCAGAAACACTATCATGAACTTCAACGTTAGTATTATTCTTGAAAGCTTTCTTAATAACTCTAGCATATATCTTTTCTAAGTTCTCATTTGGAAAATCACCTTTCTTGCCTGTTAGTAATCTCAAATTAGAATGATTTCCTTCGGAAGTATAAAAATCTATAGCTATCTTATCCTCTTCCGATAAAGCATATATCCAATCACTTACAAAATCAGCATAATCCATAATTGCATCAACTATATTTCCTTTTAATGCCGATAATCCGCTGAGATGTAAAATACCCTCGATACTATCACCCATATCAACTATATTAATATGATTGTGATTATGCATTTTACAAAAAGTTACAATTTCTTCTCTAAGCCTTCGCATTCTATCCTCGAAAATTTTTGTGCTGTATTCGTTGATTATCTCACCATTGAATCCTAGTATCTTAAACTCACAATCGTAATGTGCGTCCGCAAAAGCACAAATAACATCAAAATCACCATTTACTAACTCAATCTTTTGAGGGACAACCCTATTCTTTTTAGCAACTAACTTATCAGTAGCTTCGTCAATCCTGTCATAAAACATTTCCATTCTTGATTGCTCTCTTAAAAAAGCTGAATATTCGTTTTTTTCATCTCTCATTTTTTGTCTAGCAATATAGACTTCTCTTTTTGTTTTTTCAAGTTGTTTTATTAAATCTTTAATATCGCTATCATTATCACTAGAGACAACATTTCCAACCGCCACTTTCTCTTTAATCCACATATATATGGAATACGCCCCATAATATGAAGGTTGCATAGCCTTTCTTAATGAGTCAGGATGACAATCTAAAGAACAATACTCAACAATGTCTACCCATTCTAAATCGTCTGTTTTTTCCTCTAATTTAATCCCAACTAGTCTTAAAAGATACTCTATATCGTCTTCACCCTCTTGTTTTAAATATCTATTCAAATTTTCACACCTTCATAATTTATTTTTTATAATATTGGAATATTGGGAACTTCCCCCTCAGCGCCTTCTACTTCTTCTTCCTCTATTTCGTCTTCTTCTTCAATACAATCGTCTAAACCGTCTTCAATAACGTCAACACCATCTGTGTCTTGCTTAATTGTAATAGTTAAATTTTCATATCTTGAAAATTCTTTCAGCACAGCCATAATATCACTAACCACCACATCATCCTTAATTTGTTCTGTAATTTGCATTGTCGATAAATCTATTGTTGCCTTTTTGAAACTAATACTATTATTTCTTTTTGCCATTTTTAACGACCCCTTTTCATATTTTGTTTTTTGCGAACTCTACTACAGTCTTATCTTTGTAGACTTATTTACCGCCAAAACTTTAGCACTATTACATTTACTTTCTAGTTTTTCTTCTAGCTCTTTTTTAAAGATAATTTTACTTTCGAGGTTACTGTGGTGCAATGCTATTTTTCCACACCTTATGTCGCTCAAATACTCTATTAACTCATTATATTGAATATGACTCGAAAAAGACTTAAGCTTTGCAACACCAATATTATTTTTTACTGTATTTCCATTTACCGTTACCGTTTTTTGCTTCTTTAATTTTAATTTGTGACCTAATGTGTTTTCCCCACAATATCCGCAAAACAATATTAAATTCTTAGTCGATGGTGCAAGTTTTTCTAGCCACCTTACAGACGCTCCACCTTGCAACATACCCCCTGCCGATAAAATAATACAAGGCTCGCTACTTTCCATTACCGCAAATCTCTCTTTTCTATCTTCAATCATTCTCATATTTTTCCACTTCAATACTTTACTGAACTCTTCAAACTCATCCGCAAAGATTAAATTTAACTCTCTTAATAAAACGCTATCATAGTAAATTGGAATTTTAAAACTTTCGTCGTCATGAAACATTTCATATAATAACATTCCCATTTGCTGTGCTCTGTGAAATGCAAATACTGGAATTAAAATTTTACCCCTCTTTTCCACACAGTATTGATTAATTACATTTTTTATAGTTTCAATGTCTTTAACTCTTTGATTTGGATATGAACAACTTTTTTCTTTATTTGAATAAGTACATTCAGAAATCGTCAAGTCCGCATTCTTTACCTTATCTAAATTATGCACATAGTAATTCTTATATAAAGGATTTCCTAAATCGCTTGTGTAATAAACGGTTTTCCAAATTTCATTTTTCTTAATTTTCAGAATACCCGACGTTCCAAACGCAACATGACCACTACTTAAATATTTTAACACTACACCATCTAATATCTCATGCTCGGCATAAATAGGCAATTCTTCTACGTGTCCTAAAGCATTAGCTACATCGTCGTCAGTAAATAAGGGGTCAACTATTCTTCCTAATTTTTTAGAAAGTATCTTAGCTTCACCATTTAAAATCATTGAGCAATTTACCCACATTTTTTCTATTATTTTCTTGCTTCCGTTCGGAACAATAATCCTAGAATTACACCCTCTGCTATATAATAGTGGAACTCTTCCAATATGGTCAATATGATTATGAAATAATATTATCACATCTAATTCTTTTACTTTAAAACTAAATTTTCTTTTATTTATTTCATATCCTTCCTTAATTCCTTTGCCTTGATGTAGTCCACATTCTAACAATATGTTCTTGTCTAAATATTCTATAGATATACAGCTACCTGTAACATCTTCACTACTCATGGAATCTGAAAAAGAAACAATGATATCTTTTTCTTTTATTTTCTGTGCTTTGGTCATAAATCTTTTATACCACCAGTCTTATTTTATAGTATTATAAACTTTTCAATCTTAGGTATTTCTTGTAAAGTTTTTCTTCAATATTATATTTTTTATCGCTTTTGTTTTTACCTTTATTCAGAACTACGTAGTTTTTTTCGTTTACAGTACTAGTTCTTCCACTAGCGCTTTTATATACTAATTTAAACTCTAATTCATTAATAGGTATATATTTCCTTAAATCTTTCATTACACTTGACGTAATATTTATCAAAATTATCCTTCTTTCATAATATTTTATTTTTTGTTTTGCTTTGCTTTTTAGTAAATTGTTACATTTTTAATAATTAATATAAATTTCTGTTCTAGGTCTTAATTTATCATACCCGCATTTCAATGTTAAACTTGTTAGATGTAAAGAGTCATCATCAATTATTAATCTCGCTTCTGGGAAACCATCTAACACAAATTTTGGCGATGTATTATCAACATCTTTTCTAATTTTAGTTTTAAAATAGCTAATAAAAGTCATTTCACATTCTTCAATCATTTTATTTTCTAAACCGTTTTTTTTAACTATCCAAACTGTAAATTCTTTCCATTTTTGTTTTGTATCGTTCATTTGTGGTCGTTTCATTATCATCCATTTATTCATTGAAGGGTGGGTTGGTCTATCAATCGGAGCGACCCTTCTATTTGGATATTTTTTGAAGTAATATATTAAATATTCCTTAACATCTTCATCATCTATTGTAATTAATATTTGATTTTTATACTTTCCAATTAAGTTTTCAGTCATTTAGTCACCTTCCATTATTCTTCAAACTCCTCTTCTTCACTATCTTCTTCATCGTAATATTCTTCGTCGCCACTCATATCAAACCCTATAGCGAACATTTGTCCTTGAGGGTCTTCTTCTTCATCTTGTGTTTCCTTAGTATATTCTTTTGGAAGCGATTTCCCAATTTCATAAATTTGAGCTTGTATTTTTACTGTTCCTCTTTCTTTTATATTGCTTAAATGCATTGTATATAAATCTAACCATTCTACTATATATCTAAATACAATCCCACCTAACAAAAATAAAACTATGCTTTTTATTTTATCCATTTTTAGTCCTTTGTGTTTTTATAGTAAAATAGACAATTTTAATTAATAAATTGTCCATTAGGAATATTGTATTTAGTTTTGATTGATTGATTGATTGACTTATACTAACCCTTCTTATTAACTACTGTTTATTATTCACTGATTCTTTTAATGTCTTTTGGGGTTCAAACTTAACAACTTTTTTAGAGGTAATTACAATCGCTTCCCCTGTGCCTGGATTCCTTCCATTTCTTCCAGCTCTCTCTACAATCCCAAATGCACCAAATCCCTGAAGCGTTACTTTTTCGTCTAGCGACAAAGAATTCACCAAGCCAATTAAAAAATCTGTCATTTGTGCCAATTCTTCCACAGACTCTTCTTGCGTAACACCATAAAACTTTGCATAATACTTAACCAATTCTAATTTGTTCATAATCTATAACCCCTTTTCATATTTGAAGCTTTTAACTTCTATTTTTATTTTTTACCGCAATTTCTATGTGCTTATTTACATTTAATTATAATATAAAATGTAACTCCTTCGAAAAGATTTGAACTTTTATTAATCGGGTAACAACCGAACGTCCTACCATTGAACGACAAAGGAAAATATTTTAAGCTTCTATACAGAATCGAACTGTAATTTACTGCTTACAAGACAGTAGCTCTGCCATTGAGCTATAAAAGCATAAAGTATAATGGAATCTATATAAGAAGTGGGGTATAATCTAGAAGCTGTCTTCTTTTGCTTAATTTGCATTTGTCGCTCTGTTATACCCCACTAGTCTTTTTTATTGGAAATAGCAATATTACAGTGTCTATTACTATTCCTCTAATACCTATGGTCTGAAAAGACGAAAAGTCAATCGTTTCCACACGTTCTTTGTCTAGGGTACTTAAATCGCTATGAACACTAGGATTTAAGAGGGTGTGACGATGGGTCTGTTGTGTAAATAATATTTCTACTATTTCCCCTTTCTTCTTTTTCACAGTTTTTACACCAAGACCTTTTACCGTCCTTCTTTCTAATATCACTACCAAATAAATCTAAAATTTTATTCTTGCCACATTTTGTGCAAAACTTACGTTCTGAGTCCTTTTTCTGTTGACAAATTTTACATATCTTATTATACTTATCTTTCATAT